TCAGCTACCTTAATAGCCTTCCACCCCGCAGAGGCTCTCTGATCGAGTGGATCGGACGCACCGGCAGAACCAAGCTGCTTGGTGATAAACTTCAGTCCACCGCCAGTAACCTCAGTTACACCGTATGCATCGGCTCCTACGATAAGAGTTGAGTATACATCGATTGTGGCATTGTTTCCGGTTTCGCCATGCCCGAAGATCTTAGCTTCTGTTGACTCTACGAATCTTACTCCTTCGATTCTTCCAAGTTCGCCTTCATAGATTCCATCGGGATCGGAATATGTCTTAACATTGACCCACTTAGGATCACTCATAAGATCATATGCTGTGTCGGGATGGATGATACCAGCAAAATATCCATTGATCTTCTGTGCGTTCTGTACTTTAAGTTTTCTTACAGCCTTTCTTACATCGTCAACAGTAAGTTTGTCATTGGCTGTGATGGTTGTTCTGTCCTGTGCTCCATTAGCGTACATTACATTGGTACCGCCATTGAGGACTTCTCTTGTGATGGTGTCCAGGGTTCTTCCAGCCTGTGAGGAAAGAAGTTTGGTAGCCTGCACAAGGTTGTTATCGATAGCTGTAAGAAGCAGCACATCAGACAGCTCTACATAGCCACCGTACTGTGCGACAGTAGCTGTAAGAGGAGTTACCCTGAGTTTCTGTCCAGTAGGAGTTACACCTTCTGTAAGAGGAGTAAGTGCCTTCGGAAGCGGATCATACTTTCTGAACTCGATAGTCTTACCACCATTCTTGGGGATAGGATGTTTCTGTCCAAACTGATCGTGTACAAGGTAAGGTTCAGCGAGATCGATAAGATAGTCGCTGTAATAGGTTTTCATTTCGGTACTGAGATCTGTATCGGTAGTTACGTTAGTATTGTTGAACAGATTCAGTCTGAGCTTAAGTAATTCGTTCATCTTTCTTCTCCTGTTCTACGAGGAGATCAAAAGGTTATATATTCTCCTCGTTCTGCTTTCTTGGCAATCTCTGCCCTTTCCTTTTTGGAAAGATTAGAGACATTAGTCTTGATCTGTGTAGCACCCTGAGAAGAAACTCCATTTTCTAATGGTCTGTTCCCTTTAGCTCTTATATTCTCCGTTACAGCTCTTTCTGCCATCAACTGGTTCTGCTGTTTGATCTCGTCCAGATGGATCACTTCAAATGCGTGTTCCATAGGTACTCCTGCCTGGAGCATAGACACAAACTGTTGATCCTCAAGTTCAGCTTCAAGGTTGAAGTTAGGATATTTCTCGATAAGAGCCTGAGACTCCATAAACCATTTCTGTGCCTGTGTATCTATCTGTTGCTGTGCGATTTTTGATTCCTGTTCCTGATGGAATCTGTCGTTCTCTCTCTTAAGTCTCTGGAACTCTTTGTACTGTTCCACAGTCATACCTGCATCGTCAGCAGCATCCTGCCAATATGCATTGTCGCTTTCAAGTGCGGACATGATATCTTCCGGAGATTCGACACCATAACGCTGTGCAAGAAGATCCATTATAGGCTGGTTGGCATTGACTTTACTCTCAAGTTCTTTGGTTTGTTTGAACCTTCTGTCTATAAGCTTCTGAGTACGTTTGTTGTACTCGTCCTTATACTCTCCCTTAATGAGATTGTCGAATGCTCTGGATCTCTCCTCTAATGTGCTTGAAGTGGTTTCAACTTCTCCCCCAGCGGCGACCTGAGATTCAGCAGAAGCATTTGCTCCATCGCCCGAAGAGCCTACAGCTCCACCATCCCCTCCTTCAAAGAGATGTAAATTGATCTTTTCAATCATATTGTTCTCCTTCATGGTATTTGCCCCAAGTGGCATTCAATCATGGATTAGACCCCAAGTGGTCATTGCCCTTATCCTACGCAAGGCACCGAAGCACCAAGCATAGGAGGAGGACATAATCTATATAACATAAGAGAAAGGAAAACTTGCCAAACACTTTATACTATTTTGACATAATCGGGATAGTCTCTTGCTAACATTTCAAAGCCGCCTTTAGCCATATCAAATAATGGATCCTCCCCATACCAGTCTATGTATGCATCTCCATCGTCAAGTTGATAATCAGCTATGTCGGAAAGATAGTTTGCAAGAGTGAACATCAGCATACTTATCGCAGAACAAACTTGTTCTGATCCTGTCGCATGACCTTTTGCTTCTATCCTATAGTGTTTATTCTCTTTTGTTATCTTTACGTTTGTCATGTTGGACTCGCTGCGTCACTTCCATTATCAATATGTGGAGTGGATCTCTTTGCTAACCTCTGACCATATCCGGTCATCGGAGTATTTGCTTGCATTTGGCTGTCAGCAATCGCATTGCCTGGTGTTTGTGCTACTTGTGGTGGTGCGGCTCCCATGCCTTGCATAGGTGGAACACCTGTAAATATCGCAAGTTGCTGCATAAGATCCTGCACCATTCTAAACAATGTCTGACCTTGCATTACCTTATCTTTAACATCCTGGATGCCTTCAAAATCCATCATGTCAAGTGCTATCATAGACTCCTGTGCTTTCTCAGGATTGAAGAACCCCATAGCATACAATTCTTTGGCTCTCTCGTTCTGTTCCATTCTTGAGAATGGATTCTTCTTCTGAGCCTTAACCTTTAAATCAAAGACAGGTTTTCTGAAAAGAGTAAGACCATTAGCATCTACTCCCACAGGCTGTGGTTTAATCATCGAGTTATCAAAGTCAATGAAATCATAGTCTGTTGCAGGTTCTCCGGTGTTCTCCATCATTTCGACCATATCGTTAGGTCTTGTGATTCTGAATGATCTCACCTCATCATAGAATTGTCTTATAAGCTCAATGACCATTCGCACAATCTCGTTATGTGAACGATAAGATGATGAGATCATATCACGAGAAGTTTTATTGCCAGCCTCTTGTAACGCAGCTATAGCTGCAGCTGCTGTGATTCCCGAACCTGCAGCTCCTGAGTTTACATCACGATTAGCAGAAGTCTCTTTTAACTCATCTATCTTCAGCTGAAGGACATTAACATAATGTCCGGATAATGGCTGAAGAACTATCTCTTTAAGGCCTCGATCATCGATGGATCCCTCACAATGCACAATAGGTTTCGTCCAGTCCAGGAACTCGTCTTCGTTTACATTTGTGGAAGAGGAAGCAAAGAATCTTTTCTTTGACCCCATCATTGCGGATTCGATTATATATCCATCAAGCTTATCGATATACATCTGAGGATCCTTACAGATGGCAACATATCCGAAACCAGTAGGTGTACCTTCTTCTGGGAACATTACATCGAATACCACAGGGTACATCCCATGATCGTAGTATCCTTCATCTCTGTAGACAGGGTCATTTTCCGATGCATAGAGGACTATATTATTCACGAACTTGCAATAATGAAGAATAGTTCGGCTACCCTGTTTCCTCTTATAATACCAATCGACTACTATGGATTTGTTAGTAGTATCGATATTGTCATCATAGATATAATGTGATACATCTAATGCACCACCAGACATCTTTCCTTTATGTTCTGGGTACATATCATCAAGTATGTCTGTGTCGACAAGATCTGTGATGAAGAAGTTCCTTGACTTCTGTATATCTCTGATTCCTGGTTCCCAGAAAAGTCTGAGTAGATCCAATGACTTGATATCTATGTCGCCAAGTCCATTCTCTTTTTCAGAATTCCAGAATACGCCTGTGGCACTTGTTCCATCCTTTAACTTCTTCCACCAATTATCAGAATAAGTCTGTTCATAGTCATTCTGTTCCATTATGACCGGAAGTACTTCCTGAAGTTCTCTTGCGGACTCCATGTCGCTGCGTTCTCTCGGAAGGACAATAGGTTCAGGATAGTTATCCATTGCGTCTGCGTGCTTGTTGAGTATGGCATTGAATAGCCAAGCTGAAGATGGTTCAGGTCCTCTCTCTTCTGGCTTTTTAGTGGCATTGCTATGTCTCCTCATTACATCCCAATGTCTTAATTTATACCATTCTTCGTCTTCTATGATCCTTGCTTCAAGACTTGCTTTGCCTGCTCTGTACTCTTCAAGAGTATGCGCAGCATCTTCAACTTCCTTTTCGCCTATGATCTTTTGTTCTTCCATCCCTAATTCAACGATGACTTCGGGATTCTCTTCTTTACCGTAAAAATCAGCCATTTAATGACTCCTCCACCAATCGTATCTGTTGTAGTTGTTTATATCGTAATCATCATCCAATGGATTATATAGTTTAGGTTTCTTTGTCTCAAGGATCCTGGGAGCTATGGGATTCTTCATGCATACGTATCTCCATTCATCGTAGGCGTGCTAATGATCCTCCCCATCTGAATCAATATCTTCTACGTTTTTCTCATCGTACACAAGTGTAGGAATCGTCCTGATAAAGTGTGTACACGTATTGAATACATAGAACATAGGGATACCTTCAGAGTCCATTGAGAGTCTGTGATGACATTGCATCTTACCAGATATTCTCGCATGATCTCCCTTTTCAAAATAGATACGTTCTTTCTCAAAAAGTGAACCGATAGATTGTCCGGAACCATCCTCTTGCCAAATAGCAGGGTCCCCTACTCTTAATATCTGTCTGTTCTTAAGGTTAGGGTCTGTAGCTTCAATCTCTTTCATATTCTTGGCGACTACTGTAGGTTCTAACTTAACGCCTACATTAGGTTCAACTGTGCATCCGTAGTATTCTCTGATTCTGTATAATCTTCTCTCAAAGTCCACAGCATAGTATCCGACTGAAAAGGGTCGTGCATACCCCCAATCTATCGAACACCATATTTTCCATTCCTTTGGAATAAGGAAAGGTTCTATGACATGAGTATTGATCCTGTCTTTGTAATGGTCTGGATCATCTCTCCACTCTGTAAAGCATTGACCTGAGAAACTCTGCCAGTCCCCGTATAATAGCGCATTACGATCAGCTTCAGGCATAGAGGCTAATCGTGCGATGTATAACGGATCGTTCTTGAGTAGTTCAGGATTATCATATACAGTAGATGGAACAAATATCCTATAGTTCTGAAACTCTTCTATGCTGCCATCAGGTCTTGACCATCTTACTATCTGTGGGATAGGTGTCATAGGCTTGGCAGCTGTGATGAATCTATCCTTTACCCATCCGTGTCCTATCCCTCCAGGGTTTGCTGTGGATCTTATATATACTCTTGTCCCAGCACCATTAGGTCTGTTACGAGAGAACAGATATGAATATTCA